ACTCGGGCAGGACCGTCTTGCAGGCCGGGTTGTCGTCCTCGCCGAGCTGCAACTGGCCGCCGTCGGATTCCCTCCACTTGTGGTTGAGGAACACGAGGAAGTTGAGGCGCCGGTAGAGGCCGGTGTCAGGGGACCGGTTGAAATCGGTGTGCATGTTGAGCCGGCCACCCGGAGGGATCAGGTGATAGCCGCCACCGATCGTCTCCATCACCAGATCCGGGATCTTGAACGCCTTAGCGAGCGTGTCAGTGAGGCCCTGAATCTCGGAGAACAAGGTGTGGGTCTTGGGACCCCACATGACCGAGGGGCCCTCGTACTTGCCTTCGTTCTCGTTCCGGTACCGCTTCCAGCGGGCGTCCGTGGGCGGGGGGAAGTCAGCAATCACGTTAGTGAGCAGGCTCTCGTCCCAATGGCCGTCGATGATCAGGTGCGGGAACGGGTCCTGCTCCGGCTCCCAGGCGGTCACTTCGGAACCTCAATGTTCATCTCGATCGTGAATGACTCGGGCTTACGGAAATAGACGACATGGTCATAGATCCCGAACGGTTCCCACCCTCGGGACAAGAGCTCCTGCATCTCCGGCGTACCAAAGTGCGCTTGCGCCAGTTTCCACCTCATGTCGGTGCTCCAGCGAGCGCCTGAGGATCCCACTCGGCAACCTGTTCCCGTTCGGCCAACGCCTCCCGGCGGCGGCGCCACAGGTCATCGAAGGCGACCTTGTCAGCCTCGAGCAGCTCGGCCCATTCGGGGTCGAACCAGTCGCCGGCTGTCTTGGAGCCGCCGTCGAGGTGTTCGACTTCGGCCCCTACGGCGATACCGACCTTTCCGCCACCGACCGTGATCGCGGTCACCAGGTCGTTGTCGCCGTACCACCACTTGCAAACCTCCGGGAACCGGTACCCCGACGTGAACCAGTCGCCACGCACCATGAACGCGAACCCCGCCAGTCCACCGGTGCCGTCGTAGCGGCCGGCGCAGATGTCCTCCGTCAACACGACCGGGTCGGGGGACTTGCGGCCGTCGTAGTTCGCTGAGACGGCCTGCAGGCCGGGGGTGTCGTCGAACACCTTGGAGAGCGTCGACATGAACTGGTCGCCGATGCGGATGTCGTTGTTCAGGAAAGCGATCCGGGTCCGGTGCCGGTGCCGCTTATCCGAGATCGCATACTCCGCAGCCTGGTTCCACATCTCGTGGATCCCCAACCCCGGGCAATCCAGGACCGTGACTTCCATGCCGTCGAGCAGGTGCCGTTCGGCGACGTTCGACCCGTTGTCACACACGACGATCTCAGTGCATTCGCCCTGGTCGAGCAGCTGGTCGACCAGCGCGCGGGTGAGAGCGATCTTGTCTTTCATGGGGATGACGGCCACCAAGGGCGGGGGTTCGATGCCGATGCGGCCGATGTCCCGGGCATGCCACACCCGGCCACCCTTCGCGTGACCGATCGAAAGGGTGGTGTCAACGAACACGGGGTAGCCGAGCTCGTAGGCCCGAAGGCAGAACGTGATGTCTTCGGAACACCAGCGGGTGTTGATGACCTTCTCCTGGAACCAGCAGAAGTCCCGTTCACCGTCCGGGCACTCCTCCCGGATCCGCTCGAGCACCTCGCGGTGGATCATGAGGCAGGCGGCGCCAGTGGCGAACACCTGCAAGATCTGATCATCCGGGGCGTCCAACATCACCCGGGTGACATCAGTAGGTGCGTCCGCGGGCAGGTAAAGGGTGGGGATGGGCCCGTCCGCGGTGACCATGACGCACAGCCCGGAGATGATCTTGGTGCCGGCTGCGTCAGCAGCGAGGAGGAGCCGGAGGATGGTGTCCGGGGGAAACACCATGTCCGAGTCCAGGAACAAGAGCCATTCGCCGTCGGTCTGGTCCAGGAACCGGGCGACGAGCTCGTTACGGGGCTTCGACACGTTCACACCCGACCGGGAATCCAGTTTGCCTTGGAACAGGCCGAGGCCGGCTTGGATGTCGGTGGAGATGAGGGTGGCGAGACTGTCCGCGAACTCGGTGGCGACCTTGCCCGGGTTGACGTTCGCCACCCAGACGCGGGCGCGGGGCATATCCATGTTTCCTCCGTGCCGAGGTTATGCCTGACCGGGAACGGGGTGACACGACCCACGTTCCCGGTCAGATCGGTTGAGGGCTACTCGCCCTTGTCCTTGGATGCCTGCTGGGCCGTGACCTTCTCGGCCTTCGGCTTCTCCGGGGCAGGCTTCGACGCGTCCGTCTGCGACGGGTGCGCCTCCTCGTTGGCGAGCCGTTCGGCCACACCAACCTCTTCGATGTCCTTCTTCGCGTCTGCCACTGTGGCCTCCTAGAAGACGGGGGTGACCAGCGACGAACCGGACACGATCGCCGTGGCGGTCGGGTACCGGCCTGCCGTGAACGCGGAGTACCCCCAGGCGACGACCTTTACGCTCAGGCTGCCGGCGAGGGTTTCCCGGAACTCGACCACGGACGGGCCGGGCGCGTCCTCGAAGATGTACACGTCCGGGGCCCGGGTCACGATGACCACGTCCTCCGCCGCACCCGAGATCGTGCTCGAAGAGACGGTGGTCGGGATCGACGCGTCGGTGACGACGGGGAGACCGAGCATGGTGCCGACGATCTGCCCGAACTCGGCAGCCCGGCCGACACCGATGGCGTTCTGCGGGGCCTGCGTGTTCGGGACGACCAGCGGACGGCCGGTCGTGTCGACCGCGGCGGTCAGCCAACCCCAGCGGCGGGGATGCATGAAGATCACCGTCGGGGCCATGTACCGGGAACCGTTGACACGCTGGATAGCGTCCGCCGTCTTCGAATGCAGACCCGCGGCCGTGGTGGTCAACGCCGTACCGGAGAAGGTGACGGTGGTGACACCGAACGTGGTCGACAGGATGCCGAGATGCCGGCCGTTGGTGCCGGTGCCGTTGATCGCGTCGAAGTTGACACGAGTCACGTAGTCGGCGGCCAGGTCGGACATGATGATCTGGTCGACATTGCGGCCACGGTCGAACGCCTGACGGGACACGTCCTGGTCACCGGCATAGGTGCACACCGGGATCGCCAGGGTGGTCTCGTCGAACGTGGTCGAAGCGACCGCCGTGTTCTCTGTGGTCTGCTGCAGCACCGACGTGCCGGTGGTGCCACGCGGGATATTGAGGGTCATGCCCTCGTCCGGCAGCTCACGGGAAGTGACCGCGTTCAGGAACGGGCGACCGGCCCGGACGACCTCGGCATAGTCGCCGGTGAGGTACTGGGGGACGACGAGGGCACCGAAACCGGCAGTGCCGACACTGAACCGGCCCTCAGCCTGCAACCGGGCCAGGCCCTGACGCTGGCTGCGGGCGATCCGGTCGGCGGCCTCGGGGTCGTTGGCGCGGGCCAGGGCGTCACGGAGGAACGAGTGCTCGCCCCCACGGGTGTACACCTCGGGTTCGTTGGTGACCCGTGCCGGGATGGGGTGGGTGGAGCCGCCGTTGGCGCCGTAGCGGCGCTGGGCTTCCTCAGCGGCCTCGCGGGCACGCTCGTTCTCGAGCATGTCCTTCTCGGTGGCCTCGAGGCTGGCACGCTCCTCGTCGTTGGTCTTGTTCGTGGCCCGGTAGGCGTCGAACAGCTTCTGCTCGTCGTCGGTGAGCTTGGCATCCGCGCCACGCTCCTGGACGGTCTCGAGCAGGTCGTCGATCGCCTTCTGGGTTGCGCCACGCTCATCCAGCTTCTTCTGGATCTGCGCACGCAGGTGTTCGAGGGGGGTCATGGACCCGTCCTTTCGTGATGTGGTGGACGGGCCAGGTGGGCTCTGCAGGTGACCCCAGGTGCCCACAGTGGGCGGCGTGGGTTCGGCGTGCGGCCCGGCGTGGCCGGGAAGCGTCTAACGACGCAGTACGAGAGCGTCAGCGTCGGCCTGAGCCAACGCCATCGCCAGAGAAAGACTCAGGGTTTCGGTGGGACGTTCGTTGCGGAGCCCGACCACAGTGGCGGGGTTGGCCGGGTAGGTCACGAGCGACACGTCGAACAGTTTGACCTCTGTGATGGTCCGTTCGGTGTAGTCCTCGTTCCATTCCTGACGGATCGCCTGGAAAGCGAACGACATCTCGTCCAGATCGCCACGTTCCATAGCGATCGCCACGTTCCGTGACTCCGTCGACCGCAAATCCAACGTCGCATCCACGAGAAGCCCGGTGTCGTCCGACTTGAGCGACATAGTCCCCGACTTGGTACGTGCCAGCGCCGTGCCGTCATGGTTGATGAGGAGCCGGACATCGTCCCGTTCCTTCACCGACTTCTTCGTGGCACCCGCGGCGATCGTCTCCGTGAACCCGCCACGGGTCGGGCCCCCGTACACGTCGTACGGGTAGTCGTAGACGGTCGCGTAGCCGTGGATCTCGGCCTTGTCGTCGCCCATCATGCGGATCTCGGGTTCGACCAACCGGGATTCGACCATCTCGCCATGCTGACGGGCCACCAGCTGCGACAGGTCGGGGATCCGGTCAGCTACTGCCTGAGGCAGCCCCTTGGGAAGCTCCATTGTTGGCCGCACCCCCTTCGGGTGAGTCATCGACGCCACCCACGATGGGGTCGCCGGTACCAAGTTCTTCCTCGGTCAACTGCTGCCGCAACGGCGGCCACAGATACTTCTCGCCCTCACCCGCCGGGAGCTTCGGCATCTCCTCGAGCCCGCGGACCTCATCCACGGACTTCCAGCCGTCCCGCACGGCCAGATCATGAGCCTTGTAGCGGGTCATCAGATCGGTCCGCAGCAAGGCGTCAACGTTGAACTTCACGTACCGGCCCCGCGGCCG